CTGCAATGACGAGCAAAGCAATAGCACATAACGGTCTTCGAGAGAAGCAGAGCCCGCCTTTGACGTCGAAACGTCAGCGAGTGTCTCTGCCCCCCACTTGGACACTGTTAGTGAAACTATTACGCAAACAGGCATCAGGCAAACGGAGTAGAACTAGAAGTAGATCTAGACCCCATCTACCCTCCGAGCCGCTTCCGAAGAGTCTCCTGCTCATAATTGACAGGAAATCACTATTGAGGAATGAGTCTAATATTGCTAACCAGTGGCTGGCACTCAGGAGCGCACTCACACTGAGCATGAAGCAAACCAGTGACCTTGACATCTCCACGATACCTGGAAAGGCAGCGTGGAGAGGTCTTTGGTTATTGGCCGAGTGGTTTATCCTTACAGCATTCCGTCAGGGAGCTTATGCTCTCGGGAAAGCTCTAAAGGAATTCGCTACTCAGGCTCAGGCCTTTGCTGTGGGTGCACCTGAAAGGTTGCAGAAGGTTGGTTATTGTCCCAACCTAGCCACGTTCATCCGGGGTTCACTTGTTTCCGAGTGGACTAGGAAGAATGCTTGGGTGTTCTCCAACCTCGGTAGGAGTATTCCTCCACCGCCCAAAGACGAGCGGTATAAGGAGAAATCCCTTGCCGATTGGCGGGAGCGGCTATTTACCGCACCCGGGTCGGGAGATGCCAAGGATTCTATGCTACAACTTTTGGAAACGTTTGTTCGCAAACGATTCACAAGAGTCATAGCCCGGATAGAGAAAAGGCAGGGCGGAGCGCCCGTCCAATTATCTAGCTTAAAGCTGAACAATTCTGCAACTCTTGAGTGTCCGCGGTCGAAGGGAGGTGCGTACGCGCATTATTCCGAGCGCGTTCGAACGCGGAAGGGACCAGCGCCGGAAATGGTGGGTTACCTGACTGAAATCCATCCCCCCCCGGTTGCTACGTCGACGACGAAGCACCCGAAGGGTATGTATCTTGGATCAGGTCCATCATTTCCAAACGAGTGGTACCTTGCACATCCGGTCGGTACAGACGAACCGACTATTAGCGACGAGACGCCCGCTAATGTGCGAATAGAGGTACTTCGGTCAACGGTTGTTGACTACGTAGAAGAGGAAATGAGAAGGCTTCTCTCCAATTCACTACAAGAGGATTGGAAAGGACTTCCCATGAAACCACTACTACTGCCCGAACGTGGGCAAAAGCACCGCCTTGCAACAATCTCACCTGCTGCTGCTGTAGTAGCAGGGCAACGATTGAATGGCACACTTATTTCCCTTCTTCGGCAGATGAATGCCCATAGTTTCTCCCTTACCGGAGGAAAGGGTATTCCGACGCCTATTAAGCGAGGAATTATACACAACCGCAGATCAACTGATTTCATGTTGACATCAGCCGATCTCTCGGCCGCATCAGACTACTTAACATTCGGCGTTAATAAAGCCGTATGGAATGGAATCTGTGCAGCGCTGGAAGGACGAGTCCCAGACCTTTATCTCGATTTCGGGTACTTATTACTAGGTAAAATGTACCACATCGAACATCCGGAATGGGGGTCAACGAAGAGGGGAGCCCTAATGGGCCTCCCGCTGACGTGGACCGTCCTTGCGATGGTGCAAGAATTCGCAGCATATTATGCTACTAGGGAATCCAAATTGCAGCCCAATTGTTTCTGCATCTGTGGTGATGATCTGGCCGCTGCTTGGACCACAAAGGCCCAAGCCAGCTACTACTCACTATTGGAAGATGTACGACTCGTGAAGAATACCCACAAGACCTATGAAAGTAGATCTGGTGTGGTATTTACAGAGGAGTTGTATCTTCTAAAAGTAACTACAAAGCTACTTGAAGTTCCTTCTCAAGAAATAACCATTCATGAGAGGAACACAATATGGGAAGTGCTTCTACTGAAGGACTTCCCAGCACCAAAACAGTTTAAAGAACTGCAGAGTGCGAGAGTAAGCAGAGTAGCTCGACCCAAGCTCTCGGCTGTGATTACAGCAAAGAGACGAGGGAACGGCGACCAAGACCATCTACCGGCATTTCTCACCTTACCAGGCACACTCACGCATGAATACGAAAGTGCGTCGGAGTCCTGGAGGAAGGGAGCGGTGCTTCAGGTTGCTG